CCGTTGGTCATCCCGTTCTGCCTTGGCGATCTTTTCGTGGTCAATCAAATTAGGAACGCCTAACAGGGTTTTCAAAAGTACGTCTTGCCGAATCGTCTGATTATCTACGGCGCGTACCCGATCAATGAGGCTGATGATGATGCCATGCTGTGTTTCGAGCTGAGTCATCAGCCGCTGTTCCATGTTATCCATCTTGATATTAATACTATCGTCGATGGCATCCACCTTCTGCTCAAGGGTGTTCATGATTTTAGAAAGGAGCTGCCAGAGAAGCCAGCCGAGACCCAGTAAGCCCGCAACTGGGACGCCGACCTCGTTAATGATGGAAACAAAATCGCCCACGACAATCTACCCGCGAGCAACTTGTGCTTTATGCGATACGGAAGCTGCCGCCACGTAGGGCTGCACCCATGCCGCGTTTTTTGCCCTTAATGATTTTCACCGTGTCCGCATTGGGCGTTTTTACAGTTTTTGGATTTGGGTAAGGAATGCTGCCCTGATCCTTAAACACGGCCTTTGCGACAGGCTTAGGTGGCTCCGGTATAGGAGCACCGTGGATTTTCACTGCACTCATGGTCGATTCCTCAATTTCATGATTTCACGTTCTTCTGCTGCATCCAAACGAGCAGAAGTCTGACGTTCCTGGCTCGCAATTCTCTCCTGAAACTCGGTTGCTTTGCGAGCTTCACGTTCTTGATCCAAGGCCAGTTCCTGCTGATCCATGGCCTGGTCCCCTTGAATCTTCTGCTGCTTGATTTGCAACTCCTGCTCCTTTAGTTGAATCAACGGGTCATTTTGCATGGCTTCTTCACCTTCTTCGCCTTCCCCGGAAAGGGCGCTACTTTGCTGTTTCAACTGTTGCATCCCTTCCGCTATCAACTGAGCTTTCATTCCCTGAAGCTGCATATTTTGTTCCGGATCACCTATCTCGACACCCGGATTCTGTTGCTGGAACATCATTTCTGACTGCTCTTCCGACTGCTTACGGACATGCTCCATGATGTGCTTATTCAATTCCATGGCTGCTTTAGGCAAGCTCTCCATGATAGGAGCCATGGCCGACACCAAATGCGCCATGATGTGCGCCTGGTGGTTTTGTCCCAAGAACGCCGTTAGTGGCATTCCTTCCATTGCGTTGACGTTTTCTTGCGCCGGATCGATGGGTTCAGGACTGTCGGGTTCTTGCGGTTGCAGGATCTTATCGATCTCGCGCACGCCAAGAGCTTCGTACATGCGCCTGAAAACTTCAGGAACGTTATGTATTTCAGGGGCTTGCATCGCTAACTGCATTTCTGTTTGAGCTATGGCAATGCGTTGCGACTGTGAAAAAGCATTGGGGTTCGACACCGGCACGATATCTACGCGGCCGTCAAAGTCTTCCGCCTTGATCGAGCGATCCGCGTCAGTCACTTCGTACGGATATTCCGGCGGCAAATACTCGCCCATGATGCGCGCCAGCAAACGGAACTCGATCCGCATGGCGAAGTGCATCCGCTTGTGTACGGCGCTCATCACCCGCGTGCCTTGTTCCAGCATGGCAATCGTGGTGCCTACAGCGGCTCCCTGATTGCCATCGCCTACTTTTAAGTCGGTAATGGTCGCGAAGCGTTGACCGGCATCCACCACAAAGGTCAGGAGCTGCATGAGCGTGGTGTCGGGGCCCTTGAAGGGCAGAGGCATCAAGCTGTCACGAATAGCGCCCCCTGGCGCGTCCACGTCCCGGAATTCCCCTGGCTGCAATGGGTTGTCGTCGTCCCTGATCCGCAGGCCGCGAGCTTTGAAGCCCGCTGGAAGATTCGAGAGCGTTCCGGCGTCAATCAATTGCCGCAGCGCCGCTGTCGCCGTGCGCGACAAGCCGCCAATGGTGTGGATCAAGCCGAGGCCATAGAAACCAAAACCAGGCAAAAACTTGTAGTGAACGAAATACTGAATCTTTTTCTTTAACTCGTCGTCTTCGCGGTAATTGCGGCGAATTGACAGAATTTGCCCGTTATCGTCACTTAGCGTGACGATGTAAGGGATTTTAATGCCTGTTTCTTCGCCGCTCTCGTCAGTCTCTTGGTGTCCCGGCAGGTCAAGATCCACGTGGCATTCGAGTAAGGTGCAGTCGTAGTCGATGTTGGAGGGTTCGGTGCCGTCAATGTGGCGCTGTTCGTCCGTCAGGCTGTCTGCCTCTTCCTGCGAAGGCAGCACAGGGATGTCCCGATAAAAGCCCGACACCTGTTTCTTGCGTAGCTCGTTTAACGGCATACGCAGCACTTGCGTGATGTTGGGGCACGTCTCCAGATCGTTCGCTTCGTACGGCACGATCAAATGCTCGGCCGGTACAAACTTGCTTACCGCCCGTTCTAAACTTTCGTCGTAATAGACTTTCTTGAACGTCGATCCGGCCAGCGGCAGATAAAACAACATCTGGTCGAATTCAGGCGTGTACTCCTCCATGACGTTCATCATGTAGTAGTTCATAAATTCACGGATGCGCTCGGATTGCTCTTCCTTGGCATGGGTCCGCGCGCCGAGAATGGTGGTCCGTACCGGACCGCTCGGCGGTAACATTTCATTGAAGGCTTGCGCCTGAAACTGCACTGCTGCCTCGGCCAGCAGGGGATGGGTCACGCCCGTCGCACCACGAAACGGCTCGGTGCGGTCCTCGTAATTAAATCCTAAAAGTTCCAGGCCCTTGGAGTAGGCTTCCTCCCACTCGTAGCGGGAAGATTTGTTGGCTTCGTATTCGCCGGACAGTTCGCTGGCAATGCCGCCTAACTCGCGGTCATCCAGCTCTTCCGCCAGGTTATCGTAAAAACCGCCAGCACCCTCGCGCTGGGGTTCGAAATCCAGAATGACGCCGCCATCGTCTTCTTCGATGATCTCAATGCCTTCTGGCATGGGCCGCTCGAAATCTAAGCCATTGGATAATGCTTCGATCTCTAAGTCATCGAGAGCTTCTTCCTCCAGGTTAATACCCGTGTCCATAAGAGAACCAGGCGGTAATTCGTTTTCAGCCATCAGTAATACTTAGTCACTTTTCGGCGGTTCCCCATTACTTTACCGCAACCGATTGCGATCTTCTTTCTGTATGGCTTTTTTACGGACTTATTGTTCTTTGCCATTATCTTTTCCCCAAAGGCATTCGTCCCTGGGAGACTTTCTCCACCATGCGCGTCCCGTCCGGATACGTGTAGGCGCGTTCACGGGACATGAGGTTGCCAATTCCGGCATTGATCGAGCCGCCGTGGGCAGCGTAAACCGCACCACCGTGGGCTGCAGTCTCTGCGCCGGGATAGGGCTGATGCAGTACATCAACGCGATCATTGGGGTCTGAGTTACTAATACAAGCGAGAGCGCCATCAATGTACTGCATTGTATAACCGGATGGGCAATACGGTGGTCCCGTAGCCCCTCCAGGGCCGGGGCCCGCACCCGTATCCGTATCCGTGCCGGGGTTAATCGGGGTACCGTCGCGGTTAGTCGGGGTACCCGACTCATCGAATCTACTAAAGCGGTCGCCCGTGGCTTGGAGTCCACTGGTATTAGCCGTGGGCTGATAAACCGGGATGGTGTAGCCAGCGGCTCGCTCTTCGTCTGTCAGGTTCTGCCATGGATACAAGGTTTCCGGGATGTCGATGTCGCGGCGTGGCGCGTTAGCTCCTGCCTGCAGGAACGGGGTCACGTCAAATTGTGGTCGATTGAACGAACGGAACGTCGGTGCCTGATTGACCCACGAGGCAGCGGCCCCGAGTGTCGGTGGAAGGTCCGAGGGCGGCGTTAGGATTTCCCTGGCCCGCGCTTCGCGTTGTTCGCGATCTTCTGCTTCCTCTCGGGCTTTCTTTTCCTGTGCTTCACGTTCGCGTTCAGCGGCTGCGGCAGCGATTCGGTCCCGCTCCTCCTGTGCTTTGGCGGCAGCGGCGGCAGCCACACGATCCGCTTCGCGTTCAGCGGCTTCGATCCGGGCGTTTTCCGCTGCAAGGCGGTCGGCTTCCGCTTTTTCAGCGGCGGCACGGACGCGTTCTGCCTCGGCGGCATTGGCTTCGTCTATACGGCGCTGGCGTTCAGCTTCGGCGTCAGCTTTACGCTGGGCCTCGGCGGCCGCAGCGCGGACCCGTTCAGCCTCGGCGTCAGCTTCGCGTTTGATGGCGGCTTGTTCAGCCTCGAATTCTGCCCTAGCTCTTTCTCCCGCACGGCGAGCTTCTTCTTCACGTTCGCGTTCAGCGGTAGCCGCCGCTTCAGCACGGCGTCTTTCCTCGGCGGCAGCTTCTTCAGCTTCGCGTTTACGTTCTTCCGCTTCACGTTCTTTACGCTCCGCTTCTTCGCGGGCTCGGCGGGCTTCTTCTTCGGCGGCGGCTTTGGCTTCTGCG